TTACAGGTGATGGCACAGCCGCAGTATATACATTAACTGCCGCAGCTAAAACTATTTTAGACGATGCTAACGTAGCCGCAATGCTAGTAACTCTAGGGTTATCAGCAACAGCAGCTGAACTAAACATCATGGATGGTGTTACTTCAACTGCCGCAGAACTAAATGTCTTAGATGGCATTACTTCAACGGTAGCAGAACTAAACATCATGGATGGCGTTACTTCAACAGCCGCAGAGCTTAATATCTTAGATGGTGTTACAGCAACAGCAGCTGAAATTAGTATTAGTGATGGTGGTACAGCCGCAACAAGCACAACACTAGCAGACGCAGACCGTTTAATTGTCAACGACAATGGAACAATGGTCCAAGTAGCATTGTCCGACTTCGAAACTTATTTTGAAGCAGGACTTGATACTTTGAATGCAGTAACAAGTGCAAGTTCACTAGCAACAGTTGGTACGATTGGTTCAGGTACATGGGCAGCTACAGACGTAGCGGTAGCACATGGTGGTACAGGAAGCTCAACAGCATCCGGTGCACGAACAAACCTAGGTGTAGCAATTGGTTCAGACGTACAAGCCTATGACGCTGATTTGGCAGCTCTTGCTGGTTTAACATCAGCAGCTGACAAAGGTATTCAGTGGACAGGTAGTGGTGCAGCTGCAACATTTGACCTAACAACTGCTGGTAAAGCACTGTTAGACGATGCAACAGCCGCCGCACAGTTGGTAACTCTAGGGTTATCAGCAACAGCCGCAGAACTAAACATCATGGATGGTGTTACTTCAACAGCAGCTGAACTTAACATCCTTGACGGTGTTACTTCAACAGCAGCTGAAATTAACATCCTTGACGGTGTTACTTCAACAGCCGCAGAGCTTAACATCCTTGACGGTGTTACAGCAACAGCAGCTGAACTTAACATTAGTGATGGTGGTACAGCGGCATCAAGTGTAACATTAGCAGATGCTGATCGCGTGATTGTTAACGATGGTGGTACAATGAAACAAGTAGCATTGACTGATTTCGAAGTTTATATGGAAACAAGTCTTGATACGCTGAATGCAGTAACATCAGCAACATCATTAGCCGCAGTTGGTACAATTACAGCAGGTACATGGCAAGGTACTACTGTAGCAGTAGACCAAGGTGGTACAGGTGCAACAGCACTAACCGCTAACAGCTTACTAACAGGTAATGGTACAGCCGCAGTACAAGCAGAAGCAAATATCACATATGATGGTACAACGTTTGGTGTAAATGACGCCGCAACCTTCAACGAAGGTGGTGGTGATAATGACTTCCGTATTGAGTCAGACAACCAAGCAAATATGTTCGTAGTAGATGCAAGTGTAGACGCAATTGGTTTGCTAACAGCAACACCTAACGCAGGTACAGTACTTGACATGAGTGGCTCAACAGAGTCCTTTTTGTTACCTTCTGGTACAACAGCTCAACGTCCTGGTACTCCAGCCGCAGGTATGTTCCGTTATAATTCAACAAATAGTACTTTTGAATTCTATAATGGTTCTGCATGGAAACAAGCCACAACAGAGTTTACAGTTGTAAGAAGTGAAACAGCAACTGGTGACGGTTCAACAACAGCATTTACAGGCTTAAATTCAAGCCTAACAACTGCTGGTTGTGTTGTAACTATTAACGGTGTTGTACAACTTCCAACAACAGCATATGCTATTAGTGGTACAACTATTACATTCACAGAAGCACCAGCTAACAGTGATAAAATTGAAATTCGTGAGTTTACAACAACGACTTCAGTTAACGCATTAGAAGATGCAGACGGTGATACAAAAATTCAAGTTGAAGAGTCAAGTGACGAAGATATTATTCGCTTCGACACTGGCGGTACAGAGAGAATGACTCTAACTGCCGCAGGTCATCTTGTTCCAACATTGGACGCAACATATGACCTAGGTACCTCATCCCTCAAATGGCGCAATATGTACGGTGTGTCAACATCAGCAGAATATGCTGACTTGGCAGAACTGTATGAAAGTGATGCGACATATGAGCCAGGTACTGTTGTTTCCTTTGGCGGTGACGCTGAAGTAACAATGTCTATTGAAACTATGGATTCACGGATTGCTGGTGTAGTAAGTACTAACCCAGCCTACTTGATGAATAGTGATTTAGAAAATGGTGTAGCAATAGCACTAACAGGTCGTGTACCTGTTAAGGTAATGGGCACAATCCGTAAGGGTGATATGCTAGTTGCCGCAGGCGAAGGCTATGCAAAGGCAGAGGCAAATCCAAGAATGGGTTCCGTAATTGGTAAGGCTCTAGAAGACTTCAACGGTACAAATGGTATCATCGAAGTTGTTGTAGGTAGACTATAAGTTAAAAAGTTTACGACAATAAAGTTGTAATTGATGGAGGGGCGAATTCGCCCCTCCATTATCTTTAGAATAAATATTAACAGGAGAATATGATGGTAAACAAATATGTTACTGATTATGATGGTGAATATGTAGTATCCGGTATTGTAGTTAAAAATGGACGTAAACACCAAGATAGATTTTGGATCCCTCATTCGGTGTCCAATAGTGATCATACAAAAGTAGCATATGTAGTTGGCAATGGCAAATCTCGAATAGAATATTCTGGAGTTGCGATGAAGTTAAGTTTTCTTTCAACAGCAGGAGGCGGCCATTTTGGAAAATATAAAGGACAATGTTATGGTTGTAATAGAATTTACCAAGATTGGAAGCCAGATTTTCTTGTAGTAACTCATCCTGAATTAACAACTGAAATAGTTGAAAGTGGCTATGCTGAAGATAATATTGTATTTGGCAGAGCAAAAAGTGTATTAGACCATCCTGAACATGTATCTCTTATACCACATGATCCACGAATGAATGCTGGCGCCACAGCAACATATATTGCTTGCTTTCACGGACATAAGAAAATTTACTTATATGGATTTGATAATCAACCTGTTGATCAAAAAACAAACAATAATGTATATGCTGGTTCAGAATTTTATGGTCAAGCAGATGAAAATCCAGGTGATGAAGTTTGGATTAATAACATGAAAAGAATATTTGACACATATAGTGATGTTGATTTTGTAAGAATAACTGCAGAAGGCATGGAAGAAGAAATGCCTGAAGCATGGAAATGGTGTCGTAATTTCCGCCAATTAAAAGTATGGGATTTTGTAATAGAAGCAGATATTTAAATTGTTTCTACTATAGTTTTAATCTTATCTTTGATTGAATCTAGTTTAAGGGTTGAAAAAACACCAGGATGTAATGGCCCTGGCCACCCTGCCATAGTAACCCAAGCAAACCCACAATGTTCTCCATTTAAAATGGGTATAAATTCCTTATCTATTATTAGTATAAACGTGTGATAAAAGAAGTGCCCATCTTCTGAAGTAAACAGTTCAATAGGAATTGTTTTCTCTATATCGGGCAAGTGTCCTACTTCCTCGAAAATTTCCCTTTTTAAACCATTAATAGTTGTTTCACCATTTTCTACTTTGCCGCCTGCGAAACCCCATCTGTTTTTATATTTTTTATCATTCCTTAATAAAAATAGAAAACGTTTTGTGTCGCGGCAGTAGAAAATACCACCTGCTCCGGTAACTTGCTTCATATTAATAATTATATAAAATTTATTATGGAAGTAGGGAAATAGACCACAAGCCAGTTAAATATTCGCCTTCATAGGATTTAATCCATTCTGCCCCAGTATCAGAACCAGTCCATTTATATTGAATACCAGTTTTTGTATTGGTTACATAATGGATGCCTTTGTTAGCACTAGCATCATATGATACTGACCAATTCGTACCATCATATTGTATAATATCAAATTTACTCGCTTGTATGTCATCAGCAGTAGCATCAGGCCATCCTGCTGGTCCGCCAGTTGTGTTAATTGTTGAACCAAGATCTTCTAATATTAAATAACGTTGTCCATTAACGGCCGCGGGTAATCCATCTCCCGGAGTGTTTTTCAATGGGTTAATAACAGCATTAATGGCGGTTTGTGTATTTGCTGGAATTGTGTCAGAGTCTACTGTAAAGTTAAGTATGGTTTCATCAACTTGATTTATAGATACTGTGCCAACAACTTCTGTGAAATCTGTACCAATATCTTTATTTTGAAATTTAGTTAATAATTTTACTTGACTAATTCCGTCTTTTAGTTCTCCATATTGTGCTATGATTTTCCGCCAGGGAATATCATCACCATATTTTACAGGTAGATGGTCAAAAGTTGAATCTACTTTTGTGTCACCACTAATTGGTTCACTAATTGACAATGCTTTTAATTCTCCATTCAGCAATAATACACCATAGTTTAATGGAGTATAGTATTGTCTACTTCCCATAAGTTTTGTATCATCTAATACGCTACTTGCTAAATCACCAGCACCATCAAATATACCCATAACAACTTTGGAGATAACACCGAGACGTTTGATAATTGCTGGAGGATTAATCCAAATTGGTATCTCAAACGTCATTGTGGCAACGTCTATCATATCTTCTATACCAACTGGAACAGTTCTGTTACTAAATGCAATTTCAGTTAATTCAACATATGATAAACTTGTCCAGTCAACATAATTGTCTGTAGTTTGTATTTCTAAACTTGGATTAAACATATAGAATAATTGTTCTATAATTTGCATTTTTTGTTCAGTATTACTAGTCCATATATCAGCATTAACAGTTAGTCTATATGGACTCGGCATACTGCGTTCAATAGTATAACTATCACCAGGTCCTGCTGTATATGATGCCGTATCTTTATCATAAAAACGTTCCTTAACATGTACTTTGTCTAAATGGCTCGGTGATTGTATCCTGTCTCTGTCAAATGTTACATTTGTTATATAACAAGAGATTTGTGGTACGGTGTTAAGAGCATTTTCACTATTTTTGTGAATAATAGATGCTACCTGGCGAGAAATGTCTCCATATTTTACAGGAACTTGTATTAGAGCAGAGTTGCCAGCAGAATCTTTGCCAGTCTCTACATAAAAATGACTCAGTAGTCTAATAAATTGAGCAAGATACCGACGCATTTGGCCGTCATAATAAAAATCCATTATTTGTCCTCTCTAGCACTTAATATATTTGATAAACTTTGTTTAGAATCAATCTTAGTTCCATCTGATAGTGTAATTGTTGTTTTATTATTAAAATGTTTAGTTTTGTGTGTTGATCTTGTGCTAGTATTTGTAATATCCATACGTATATTATCTTCAACGTGTACCCATTTTTTGCCATTGTAAATGTATAATCTATTAGGACTATAATCTGTTCTCAATATGTATTCACCTTTAGTTGGATTAGCAACAAAACTAGTTAATGCTTTTACTGGTGCTCCGTTTGGTGGAACTCCATCGCCTGCCAAGTAATGTTCTAGTTTTTTCTCCGGCCGGCCATAATATGTATCGCCAGTTACTGCGGCCGGTGAGGAAGCATCTGCGTCAACTGTTATTCCAACATCGTCAGTAGATACTAATAGTATTGAACCATCTTCAGCAGCTGGTGCAATCCAAAATCGTGTTGTGTCATAACCACTACGTCCATCTACGATATCTTGTGTAAATGGCGCCATAGCTTCTGCTTGTTTTACAACAGCATCATTTATTTCTAAGTTTTTAGAGTAATCACTTAAAATTTGTTTTAGTGATTCGTCTCCATCACCAGACTCAATGTCACCAAGTATATCTCTATATTCTTGTGCGTCTACTAATGGTATGCATTTTACACGCCATAGATGTGGATACCAAGTTTGACTAAATCCTTCAGCTGCCCGGTTACCATCCTGTATTACATAGTAGCGTTTTAAACTCTCATATACTTTATCGACACTTTCATCTTCTAGTGCATAATCATCTTTTAAGTGCGGCAATTCAATAACATCACCACTTATAAGTTTTCTACCAAGTACTTCAACCATATCAATTAAATGAAAAGTAATGAAGACAGTATCATTTTGTAAAAATAAACCGAATTGACTCAAATCAAAATCTATATCTTGTACATTATAGACTCCTTTCATGAACGTTACGTCTTTTTCATATTTCCGATCACGATTCTCTAAAAATAATAAATCTTGTATATTTGTAATGGAATTATTAGTGTGCATGGGCTGATCAGCTTTTTTCTGATCACCTTGATTGACAGGACCCATATATTTGTGTATATTAATACCAGTGCCGCCAATGACAAATTGCTCACGAATACGATTATCCATGAATTTGAAGTCATTTCCTTTAGTTGGTTTCCACAGTGAAAGTCTTGGCATTTTCTAACTCTTATGTTATAATACTATTTAGCACTATATATATGAGGCAATACTATGGCAAGAAAGAAACAAAAGCGAGTATCTAAAAAGAAAGACGGGTTGTTCTCTGAACCTGTATTTGATGATATTGTTGTAGAAGGTGAATTGATGGATATTGACGCTGATCAACTTCAAAATATCAATAT